TGAAGTACGACCCCAGTCAACCGATTGGGGCCTATTACCTCATGGCCTCTCGTTGGGAGGTGATGCGGGCTGTCCTTGAGGGGAACCATTACCTCAAGCACGTAGCGCAGAACTACGTGCCACAACTGCCTAACGAAACCGACGAGTGTTATCAGCGACGCCTGGCGTCCAATCTGTTCAGCCCCTACACCGGACGGATTGTTGATGCCGCTATCGGCTTGATCATGCGCAAGCCGGTCGTGCTGGAAGGTGGCAATGAGGAATGGTGGGCTGATTGGGCGACTGATGTCGACCGTCAAGGCACCGACCTCGATGAGTTTGCACGGCGTTTGCTGCGTACCAGCATTGGCTATGGCCACGGCGGGATCCTGGTCGACTATCCCAAGGCAGAAGGAATCAGAACGCTGCGCGATGAGACGCAAGCTCAGCTGAAGCCTTATCTCGGGATTGTTGATCCGTGGGACATCATTGGCTGGCGGCAGGACATCCGCAAAAGCGGCGGCAAGCTGCAACAAGTGCGCATCAGGGAGGTCACGACTGAACCTGATGGTGAGTTCGGCGAAGCGGTCGTTGAGCAGATCAGGGTTCTGGAGCCTGGCAAATATCGGTTGTACCGCCGTCAAAGCCGTACGACGGAATACGGGCAGCCTGGTGGTCGTTGGGAAGAGGTGGAGTCTGGGCGCACAAGCCTCAGCGACATCCCCTTAGTGGCGACCTATTCGCAGAAGACTGGGACGCTGGTCAGCAAGCCCCCGCTATTGGATGTGGGCTACATCAACCTGGCACATTACAAGTTGCAGTCGCAGCATCTGAATGCCTTGCAGGTGGCGGGCTTCCCGCTGCTCGTGCTGCGTGGTTATGACGACCAAGGATCAAATCTGCAGCTTGATGTGAGCAAGGCCTTGGCGATGCCTGTTGAGGGCGGCGTTGAGTACGTCGAGCCTGCCAACCAAGCCTTTGCTGCTTATCAGGAGGAGCTAGACAAGCTCGCGGATCAGATGTCCAACTTGGGCATCAGCATCTTGGCTGAGCAGAAGCGGGTTTCTGAGTCTGGTCTGAGCAAGCAGCTCGATAAGGCTGATTCACACAGTCTCCTGGCAAGCATCAGCTTGGATCTTGAGCAAGCATTGCAGGAAGCGATCAACATCGCAGCGGAGTACGCAGGTCAAGAGCCACCTGTTGTTGGCTTGTCGCGTGACTTTGACGTTGAGAAGCTGGATGGCGGCAGCGTCACGGCAATCAATACGTTGTTCGGTTCTGGTCTGCTGGATCAGGCAACAGCGCTGGAGATGCTGCGTCGTGGTGAATGGCTTGGCGACGAAGTGGACCTCGACGAGGTGATGTCTGCCACCGAAGCGGAGCAGCTGCAGTCGATGGAGCAGGATCTGGCGAAGCAGGAAGCACAGATGGAGCTGTCGTCTGAGTATGAGCAGCCTGCCAATGAGAAGCCGAAGCCGTTTGATGGCTGATGGACGAACGGCAGGCCTTCGCTGCGATTCGCAATGCGATCCGGCTTGAAAACCTATCGCGTGATTTAGCAGGAAAGGTTGCGCCTGAACTGGCGATGATCTTCAAGAGCATCCGCGAGACATTGCGGACGATGCCGCCTGGTCAGCTTGAACGTGAGATCAGATACAAGCAGCTGAGGCTGCAGCTGGCTGACATGTTCAGCACTGCCAATCGCACGTTCTACAACGAGCTACGGCAGGGGTTAGATGGTGAGGTGTTGCGTCAGGTGCAATGGGCGCATGACTGGCTGCGCATTGCGACAAAGGACAACCCTGAGCAGGAACTGATCGCTTCAATCCCGCGTGATGGATTGAGCTTGTCAGTACCGACCGTGAGCGGCCAGCTGCCCGTGAACACACTGCAGTTCACGCGCACGCAGCTGGTGGCGATCACACGGAAGACGCAGGTGCTGGGCAAGAGCCTGGAGGAGATCTTCATGCCAAGCGATCAGATGAGCGCGTGGATTAAGGACAACCTGAAGCTGATCGATGGCGTGGTGAAACGTGGGTTCTTGATTGGCGAGACCAATGATGAGATTGCCGCGCAACTGCCTGGGATGGGGCGGGTTGCGATGACACGGAACAAGGCGATTGCACGTACTGCCGTGATGGACATGAGTCAGCGTGCCCACGAGGAGTTTTGGGACGCCAATAACGAATGGGCGTGGACCGATCCCGAGACAGGTGAAGAGCACACAGGGAAGATCATTGAACGCTGGGTGTTTGATGCCACGTTCGACTTCAGGGTGTGCATGCAGTGCGCACCGTGGGATGGGAAGGAGGTGACGGATCGTGATCGGTTGCCGCAGACGCCAATCCATCCGAACTGCCGCTGTCGCGTGTTGCCTGTGACGGCGACTGAGCTTGAACTACGGCGTAGCGGTGAAAGCCTGACGCAGGTTGGTGATCGCAGCTATGTCGAGATCAGCAAGGAGAAGCCCAGCTCTGGCCGCACCTACAAGCAGAAGGTGAGGGTCGGCGACAAGAAGTTCTACAAGGTGGCGAGGGAGATGGCGCCGAAGAATGGCAAGGCGGCAACGATGGCTGATTTCTTAGCCAGGGCAAACAATGACACCCGTGCTGCGGTGATGGGGAAGGAGAACGCGAGACGCTTTGCCGAAATGATCAAGGGAACAGAGGGCAGCAAGAAGGTGTTGTCCCCTGATGAAGCGTTGCGAGAGATCGTGCGAAATCCGTATCGGCGCCGCAAATAGGGCTAGCTGTATTTGCCGTAGCGGGGCGTCTCAAGCGCATCCGCTACAGACCAGCCGTGTTTCTTGATCCTGGCCCAAATTGTTTCTGCCTTAAGCCCTGTTTCCTTGGCCCAGTCACTTAGGCATTGAGCCCTGCCGTTATGAGTGAGGGTGATAGTGACTTCTCTGTTGTTTGCCTGCTCCTGCGGGGTCGCCCATCGGACGTTTCCCTTTTCGTAGTGGCCGTCGTTGTCAATCCGATCTAGCTGCATCCCATCAGGCCGCGGCCCAAGTTCTTCCATGAACTCAGCGAAGGACTGAAAACGGAACTCAATGCCACGATTGCGATACCGCGACCGCTTTTCTTTCTGAGTGCCCTTGCACCGAGCTTTGGCTGTCATGAAGACGCCGTACTCCTTGGGGAATTGCAAGGTCAGCCCGCCAGTGTGCAGGGTGCGGCACTCTCTGCTGCAGAACTTGCCTTTGCCTACGGTGATGCGGGAGGGCCTGCAGTAGAAAGCGCCTCCACATTGCAGGCAATTTAGACTTGCCATAACGACCTCTCACCAGGTTGTTCGCGCCAAGGGCCTGACCGCCGCTTGGCATTTCAATCCTATCTAGGCGTATGGCTGGTCTGATCGTCTCCGCAGGCATCGTGAGCGGCCAGCTGGTCTTAGGGCTGGACTCAGGCGAGCTGATAACGGCCGGCTATGTCCAAGGGGTTCAAGGTCTGACGGGTGAACGTGGCCCGATGGGCGCGACAGGCCCTGCTGGTCGTGATGGCAACGGGCTTCTGCATGGTGCAGGCGTTCCCACATTCAGCGACGGTGTGGATGGTGATTTCTATATCGACATCAAGGAGTGGAAGGCATACGGGCCGAAGGTTGGTGGCAAGTGGGGTTCAGGTGTTGCCCTATTGCCGAAGGACCGTGGCGGGATGCTGCCCACGGGTATGCGCACCCAAGGCGGTGGTGGTGCAGGTGCTGCGCGCGCCTTCGCTGCTGGCATCAGCGGTCCCAGCAGTGGTGGCGTTCCCTCAGCAGGGCCAGCGACAGGCAGCCTTGAGCTGATCATTGGTCACAACCAGCCCTTGATTGCCAATACGCCGTCACCTGTGGCGATTGACACGACAGGCGACGCCATGATCGTTGACCTCTGGGCGCAGGGCCCACAGGGCACGCTATTTGTTGAAGTCGCCGTCAGCAAAGGCGCCGGCACTGACACCGGCTACAGCGTCGTGTACGAGGTGCGCATGGGTGCAGTGCCACCAGTGTTGACCTTTACTCCTGGCACCAACGCGGCCGGCACTGATCTACAGCTTCAGGTCAGTAGTGATGTTGCCCTGATTACGTTGCGCGGCCGCGTATTGAAGATCTGATCAATACGGCTACCTAAGCTGATGGTGCGTGCGGTGACGTGGCCGGCGCACCTTGAACCATGACAGGGCAACCGTTTAGAGCCAGGTTCGGCTTCGACGCGGACGGGCAGCGGGTGATGAAGATAGGCGACGCTCTTGCGCCGGACGATGCAGTCAACC